CAGTTAACTTTTGTGTTTCTGCATTACGAGGAATATATTGTGAAAAGTTACGAAGTTCTACCGCAGTCCAATAAAGACCTTCAAAGTTACCATATGATTTGTTTTGGTCTTTGCAATCACTCACGGATAATTCTGAAAGTGTATTAATTTTGTTTAACAATGCATACTCTACATTGTCATATCTTGCCATAAAATATGCATCAATTAATGCACAGCCCGACAATGTTGTAGTAAGTATAACAGCTGCAATTAGTTTTTTCATTTTACACTATCACTTATTTGTTTTTGTAATTTGTGCCATTCTATCCATGCATTTACTTTGTTTTTACACTCATGGTAGGTTGCATAGTTTGCCGTAACCACTTGTAAAATATCACTCATTTCTGCATTGTCTTTTACTTCTTTAAGTTCTGGGCAAACCACTTTCATCTCGGCTGGCGCATCAGGAAAACTCATTTTTACTGGTATTGATTTAAAACAACCAGTTAAAAATAACGGCAATAGTAGTATGGCGTATTTCATTTCAATTTAGCCGCATCATTGAGTATCTTTACAACTTCAGGTGCAACTTTACATTCTGCATTTACTTTGACCTGAACTTCTTTAATCTTTTCTTGTATTACAATTTGTTGTTGTTTTACAGAATTGTTTTTATCTGCAAGTGCCTGACCTAATTTGGTGTTTGCTTCTTGCGATTGTTTCTCTACAATCTTTACTTTTTCTTCAAATTTCTTTGCTTCTTCTATCCAAGATTTTGATGCAAACAAATAACCTTCTGCAAATACGGCAACAACAAGTAGTGGCATTGCAATTGCTTTTACAATCGCACCATAATTGCCAACTACGGGAATTCTTGCGACTATTGAACCAAAGAATGTACCAATGACACCTGCGATTAAGGCAGCGTGAACAATGTAACTAATCCAAGAATTCAATAACCATAATATCATTTAACTGGAGGCTTTCTAGCGAAAATAGCAAATGGCATTACTTTTTTTCTTTTCTTTAGATTTACGCCTGGTTCACCTTGTTTGCCAACGCCAAGACCTGCAATTTGGCCACCACCAACCGTATTGGCTGGTGAACCACCAACCATACTTACGCCATCTTCTTTTAGTTTTTTCATTTTAGATTTCTTAGCGCCTGTGCAATTGACATATCTACGGGTATCTCGGAAGAAATAATATCGTGCCCTTTAATTCCTCGCACTCTATCGGGCATACAACTCAAAAACAACAAATATGTTTTGAGTGCTGAATAATCATCTTTTGCCATTTTGAAGAACAACAATCGTGTTGATACTTCGGGACCAAAAACATTGCTGAGAACAACTAAATGATTAAGAACTAATTGCTCTCTTAATTCACCTAGCTTACGATATCGTTTAAATAACCTTTTGAGGTAATTAAATCGTTTCATATCTTCTCTAAACTCACTCATTATGCAATTTGGCTTATCATAGGCTTTTGCTGCATAAATCATTACATTATCATTATTCAAATCATCAAAAGACATTATTCTATTTCTTCGTTGTCCTCCTCACCATCCGCCATTAGTTCATCCATTCTTGCATCATCGCCTACTTCAGCAAAAAAATCATAACTACCTTCATCGGTGAGATAATATAAAATGTAAAGATTTGTTGATAGATTTGCTTGACCAAACTGCTCTATCTCAAAAACAATTTCATCTCCTTCAGGGTTAGCATCGTAAAGTGCTGGCATATCAAATCCAAACCTATGCAGCACTTTACGAATTGCCTGTATACCACCTTCAGGAGAGAGAAAAGGTTCATATAGTTCGTTTGTTAACCGATAGTTCATTTCCATACGGATTTTAGGGTTGTCAATAGCTGACGAAGCCTCACCCGTAGGTTCGTGTGCATCTATCGCTTGACCAGCTTCAATACTGGTCAATTCTTCAACAAACTGCTTAAATCGCATTAAGTACCAGCTGTATCTTTAAGTGTAGCATCGTCAGCTGCATCACCAGTCATGGATCCCATTGCTACAATAGTTTCAACTTGAATACGACCTGCACGACCTCCTGTGCCTTCTTTACGAATAACCCAACCAGCATGAGCTCCAGTATTTGCTTTAGTTGCAGTATTTGCTTGCTCCGAAGCATCAACACCAAAAACACCAATTGCTTGGCCAGCAACACCTAATGATGTGCTAATCGTAGCAAAAGTTGTATTTCCAAAAAGTTGTTGTGTATTTGCCGTTAGACCTACTCCGCCAGTAGGACCAAATTTTGGTGCATTATTGGCAGCGTCTAAATTTCCCCAAAGTGTCATTGTTTCTCTCCTAAAATATGAAATTTGATAGTGTATTTATGCCTGCACTCAATCTTATAATTTTGTAAGTGTAGTTGATAGCTCAGGGTCTTTCTGAAAGGCATCTTCAGAAGCCGTTTTTTTCTTTTTCATAACATCTTTGACGATTGCAGCCTTCTTTGATTCTTCTTTGATGGGCGCTTTCTTCATTTTTTCTACTTGTTTTTGCATGGCCATACGAGCAAGATGACGAGCAGTAGAATACGCTTTGCCATGTTTGCCTGCTATTACTTTATCTTTTGGCTTGGTACCGCCTTCAAAAGGAGGTTTTGTTTCCTCTGTTGAAAGACCTGCCTTATAAGATTTTTCATAATCTTTTTGCATAGCATCTTGTGATACTTTTCTTGTTGCTCTTTGTATACCTTTTTGAGTTTGTGGGCTGTGGTCTTTGTAACCTTTTGTATCGTATGTTTTGTGAAGGTAACTCATGGCAGTTTTAGCTGAGATTTCATCAATCTGCTCAACTTCTTCACTCACAGATTTCCAACCACCGCCTTTTGATTTGTACCATTTTGATGCCCAACCATTTGCGTAGGCTGATGGGTATACATCAAATTTGGAACGAGCAAGAGCTTTGGCCCGAGACCAGAGGCCAGGGTTTGTTGGTACATTCTTTTCATCTAGTTGCTCTACTTCTTCTTTTATTTTATTTTTAAGGTTGAGATAAGCATCATTATGTTTTACCGCCATGCTATTATGTTTATAAAACTCTGAATTTTCTTTATGATTGTTTTTTATGAAAGCTTTTGCAGCAAGATTTCCATAATGTTTTTCCATATGTTTATGGTAATTTAACATATCACCATTTTTCTTAAAAGTTTTTGCTTTTTCCAAGCCCTCATCAATTTGTTCTACTTCTTCATTCATTTCAGCTGTCATATAGTTTGCAACAGTTGAAATATAATCTTCTGCAAGAGTAACTTTATTTTGACACCATTCTGGCAAATTATCATCATCGTCAAGCATATCAATTAAACGATTTGCATTGGCAATAATTGAGCGTAAATCTGACTTTACCATTTCGCCTTCATAATCATATTCTCTTTTGTCATCTTTGGCTTCACTAAAACCTTTTTTCTTAAAGTTAGCAAATTGTTTATTGGTTGCTTTGACAACACCAGAGAACCGTTTGTTGCCTCGTTCAAAATTACCTGCTTTATCAGCTTTAGAAGCATCAGCTGCAGCTTTTTCTTTGTAACGATGTAAGAGCTCTGTTGATAACTCTGTAATGTTTTTGAGTTGTTTATAAGTTTTCATAGGTTCTTTATTTGGTTTATCTGTTAAAGTTGCTTGTGCTGATCCTGCCACTTGTTGTGGTCTATCACCTGCAAAATCTTCGTTCATTTCTTTTCGGCGTTGTGCATTACTTTTTACATTTGGCGCATCAGGATTTTTATATGGTGTTTTTCTCATTCCTTCTTTATCATAATTACCAGATTTCTTTTTAGCAATGGCCGTAGCAGCTGCAATTGCGGCTGCATTTGCTTCACCAATTGTTTTCAGTCGTGTATAGTAATCAGGCTTTTCATTTAAGTGATCTAGTGCAATTTCTGTTGCAGCCTGAATGTCTGAAGTATGCTCTTTTTCTACTTTAAGACCCATTTCTAGTTGTTTCTGTATTTGCTCTTCTGAAACACCATGCTTCTTTGCAATAGATTGTATAGACGGAGCATCTTGTGGTATCTCAACAGAATCTTGCACACAATTTGGTACCATGCGGTCACCTTTTTTCTTCATACCAATTTGCCGATAACCAGTCCAACACCGTTCATCTAATTTTGGTGTAGCAACAACTCTACTTAGCACATTCCGAGGAACGGTAGGTTTAAACCTACCTTTCTCTCGGTGTTGCTCGCTGAAAACTTCAGACAACTTTTTCATTTCAGGCTTTCTCTTTTGCGATGCGGGTTGCGGTAGCATACATTACATTTTTAGCACGCTCACCATAACGCTCTTTAAAACCAGGCATTTTCTTTTTCATTGATTTAACAACTTCTTCTTTTTTCTTTGCTTCTGGTTTTGTAAGTGAACGCTCTTCTAAATCAATCGTAGAAACTTTAATTTCATTTGCATCGGTCATATCAATAACCTGCACTTGATTATGGGTTTTAGATTGAGTTTCTTCAGGCATTTGCTTTACGCCTTGTGTAGAAGCTGCTGAAACAGATGGTTGTTTCTTTTTACCCATCATAGAAGCTTCTTGGTCTTTTAATTCTTTTGTAAACTGCTCATTGTCCGGTTCTTCAGCAATTACAGCAAGACCATGCTCTTTGTATGCAGCCATCATTTCAGAGAAAGTCATTGATTTTTCTTCTTCTTGCTCAACTTCTTCTTTATTATAACCTGGAACTTTTGGTACAACACCATATTTACCTATTTTTCCGGATCTAGCTTCTAATCTCCTAACAGCATCTCTTTTTCCAATAGATTGATTTTCATAAGAAGAACCAGATCCTTGGCGGCCGCCACCGCCACTTTCTACTTCTTTTGTCTTTTTTAAGTAAGATTTGAGTGTTTCATTAGAAAGCTCATCAATTTGTTCTACTTCTTCTTTCTTTACTTCTTTTTTAGCACGAAGAAGTTTGAAGTCGTGAGCATCAATCTTATTGTTTTTGTTGGCATCAATCTTGTGTTGATTGCCTTTCAGTCCTTCTTCTAACATCTTTGGTTCTTGTTTAGCAGATTCGCCAGCCAAAATTTTGGCAACGGCATCTGCAACATTACGAGTTTTTTGGTTGTCGAAATGCATAGTTTTCTCCTAAGTTTTTTTAATAAATTTCTCGCCATTGTAAGGCAGCAGCAACCGTTGCAACTGCTTGAGCGGCTGTTGTAATTGTTCTTACCACTACTACATATACTTCTGAATTTGATGAATCATAATTTTGCGTAATAAAATTCTTTTTTGCTTCAGAAATGCCTCCAGTATTTACTGGTGATAGTGCGTTTTGTGAAGCACCCGCAGGAACAAATCCGGCAAGAAGAATTTCTGCGTTTGCGGATGTGTAAGTATCAGCATTAACACTATATTCACAACCACTATCTGGATCGGCTGAAATCCAAACAATTGGACCGGTACTGTTTGCTAAATCTCCAGTATTAGGTAATTTTACAATCTTAAAAATAATACTGTTTGTTTCTGCATACATTGAGAGTGTATCTAATTTCACACTCAATCGGTTTGGATAAGTTTTAAATGTGTTCTTTAATCTTAATGCAACAAGAGGCAATTCTGTTGCGGCTGGTGATTGAGTTGTTCTTGCATTGTTAACAATTCCCCAATCAAGACCAGATTCATTGTAACCACCTTCTGAAATAACAGTAGCACAAATTTGACCCATAGAACCGCCAGAAGTTGTTCCAGTATTTCTTATTTCACAACGAACTGGTAAGTTTGGATTTGAAAGATAAACTGTATCCAATACATTTGAATTATAGTATTCGTGTGCTATAATAAACTCACCATCATGGACAAAACCAACACGAACACGGCCAACACCTAGCCATTGAAAGTCAATGTAAATTAATTGTGTTTTTGAAGTATCAATGTTGAAACCTGATGGGCCTGTACCGTCACAAGGGTCACGGTTCCATTGTGATTGTGGCACTCTACGCTTATAAGAACCAACATCTGTTTCTTCTGGTGTTCCATTTACAAAAGAACGAATTACAAAATTTAATGTTCCGTTATCTGTATTGTTTGAAGTGTTTGAACCAACTTGCTCAAAATAAATTCCATCACGGTCATCAAAGTATCCAGTTCTCTTTGTCACATTTTGTTGTGCGTACCCAAACACAACAGAAGAAAGAATAACTTGTGATTTGCCTGGTTGATAACTGTGATAAAATTTACTTTGGTGTACCGATACAGATGATGTGCTATTGTTTGTTGATAATGTGGCAGAAGCAGTATTTCCTGTAAACACAACTGAACCGCCATTTGCAGTAAAATCTATAAAATTTGGATCAATTCCATAAAGATGTTTGTAGTCGCCAAGTGTAAATGGTTCTGCAACACGCAAACGCCCAAAAGCATCACCAGTAGGGCCAGAAAATGCAGCATCCACAGGTAATCTATTTTCAGTTGACACAATATCACCATTGGCACCATTGGCCAAATACATGACCTCATAGATGTGCCTATTGGTATTTAAAAACTGATTTGTTTGTGTCGTAAATTGAGTCATATTATATTAGCAGTTCCACTTTCTTAGTGCTTTGTTGATGCGGCTATCTGGATCATTGGCAGTTTTTGCTGATGTTAAACGCTTTTTCATTCCACCCATACGAGCGCAGAATGATTTACGGCGATTGGCTGCCTTTGAACCAGGTTTTAATTTACTAGGTTTTGTAGTAACTGCCATAGAAAGTTTTGAACCTGGATTTTCACGGCGATATGATTCAATACCTTTACGATTTAAACCACCTTCAGGATTTTTACCTTCTTTGCGTTGCCATGCGGCCACTTCATCAAGTTCTACTTCTTCACCCATGTGCTTACCTTGGATGTCCTTGTAGTGACGAGCACCGGTTCTTTTACCTTCGTTATCCACTTCAGCATATTCGTAGGTCTTTTTGCCTGTTGCTGTATGTGTAGCAGTTTTACCTGTTGGATGCCACATATGACCTTTTTCACCAGGATAATCTTTTGGTTGTTCTTCTGTGATATAAGATTTAAATGATTTCATCCTATTGGCCTTTTTGCTTTAAATGTTTTAATGTTGATACCTTTTTGTTTCAATACATTATCATTAAAATCACTCATTGATGTAGCATCTTCACCGCCGGCACCAATTGCTTCTTCAAAAGGTTTTACATTTTGTTTTGTTTTTAATCCTTTGCGAGTTAGATTTTCGCCACTTTGACTCATAGACAAACCTGGTTCAATGCCTTTATCAATTGACTCTTTTACTTTTTCTTTTTGCCGTTGCCGGATTTTTGCGAGCGTGATTTTGGTTGACTTGTCGGCTTGGCTGCCGGCTTGGAGTTGGATGCCTTCGTCTTTGGCGTATTCGTTGGCGCTGGTGAGCTCGGCGTATCCTTCGGTGATAGGTCTACTGGCTTGCTCAGCGAGGCCTGTGTGACCGCTTCCATTGGATGTGGCTCGGAAGTTTTGAATAGATTTTTGATGAATTTTAACATTGTCATTCTCCTCATTTAATTTAATAACATAGCCATTTTTATATGGCATGACTGTACCATTAATCGTATGTGCTTCCTTTGCAGCTGCTCTACGAAGCATGAATGTTCTTACTTTGCCGGTTTTATCTTTAAGTAATTTAATTTCTTTCTTTTCTTCCTCAAAGTTATCGTAATCATGCTCATCAACTTTAGTGCCAAGTAACAATAGATTCATAGCACTTGAATCAGATAATGAATATGATTCTGATATTTTACCTTTGCCAAAATTAGAAACATTAATTGGTGGGCCTTTGCGCTCAGGATTTGGATCATGCCGGCGTTTGGCTGATACTGCTGCAGCTCTTTCTTTTTTACTTAACTTAGCTCGTTTTTCATTTGACATACATTTTGGTTTTGCTTCGCCTGGTTCACGAGCACATGGACCAATTGCTTCACCTTTTGCATTAATTCTTTTCCATCCGCCTTTTGGATGTTTTGGGTCAAACCATTGGCGTAAATCTTCAGCAAACACTTCTTCAAACTCTTCATCAACAGAAGCTTCTTCTTTAAATATTTTATCAAAATCAGAATCTTTTTTGTTTAATGGTTTTTCGGTTGAAGAAGTGTTCAATTGTTTAGATTCTTCTCTTTGAACTTCAACCAATTTGTCGTGTATTGACCGATACATTACTTTACCATTCTTTCCGTAGCGGCCAAAGCCGTAGTATTGTAAACCCATCTTACGAGCTTCTTCAGATGCCTGTGAACTTGGATGTGGAGGCATTTCTGCACCTTCTTTTGGTACAGGCAATTTATCTGACAAATCTATTTGATGTGCAACCCATAACGATGCTGCTTCTGATTTTGGTGGCTCTGCTACGAACTGTTGAACACCTTTATACAGATTTAGCATTTCATCTTTTTTAGCTTTCACAACATCAGGTGACGCATTTCTTAAATCTTCAGAGTTATCAAATTCAACATAACGGTCACCAAACATCTTTGCTAATTCTGGCCTTGCATTTTGTACCGATTCCCATTTTTGACGGCGAACATCTTCTGGTACTGTGCGACCACCTCTTTGACCTCTTTCAACATTTCGTGCAGCAGAAACTTCATCGGCTGTATTCACCATAATCATAGAAGTGTCGTAGCCAATTTCTTCTAGCCGCTCTTTGATTCGTTTAATTTTATCGTAATCATCGCCTGTGCCATTGATAATAAGACCATTACGACCAGTAAGTGCGAGGCGTTGCTTTAATTCGGTCATATTCTTTGCACGACTACGAACAAAATCTCTTACTTCTTTTTCGGACTCAGGCATTGTTTTATCAAGGCCTTCTTTGTCCATTAGAAACTCTAACGCTTTATCGGAATTAATTTCTGTAAGACCATGACCTGAAAGAGTGTTGTCAAGCACATAATCTTTACCAGAACCTGGACCGCCAGCAAGAAACACAGCTTTGAAAATGGCTTTATCATGCACACCTTCTATAAGCAATTCTTGGAATTCTTGGTCAATATCTTCTTTGATACCCATGCCTTTGCGAACATGACCATACATTTCTTTTGCATGAGCATCAGACATTGCTGATGGCACACCTTTACGAAACTCTTTGAAGTTACCATTTGCAGCGTGTTCACGCATTTTAGATGCTGACATACCTTCAACACCTTCAGCATCAGGGTCCCTTTCGCCGGCTGAATGGACTTCAATATGTTTAAAGTTATATGAACCGTGTGGGCCTTTTACGCCATTGTATTTGTGTAAAAGTTTATGATACTCTTCGGCACGGTCTGAACCGCCAACCATGTGAAAATGTGTTACACCTTGTTTGTGTAACTTTGCGGCTTGTGCTAGGAAATTTGGTGCAGATTCGTCAGATGCGGTGACATTAACACCAGGAAAGGCACGCTTGGCGTGCTTTAGTTTTTGTGCGGGAGTAAGAGGATTTTTCTTTGCGTCTTGTGTATGCGAAACAACAATGTGTGCAGAACCACCAACCTTCTTGGCGATTTCTTGTACCTTATTGACAAGTTTTTCATGGCCAATGGTCGGTGGATTTAACCGGCCAAAGGCCATAACTGCGTGTTTTTCTTTCGCTTCCCGTAGGAATTCGCTAAATTTCATATATCTCCCGCCTCTGCAGCGTTACAATGATACGGTATTTATACGATTAGTGAGTTCTAATAACTAAAACTTCATCGGATTTAGGGCCACCATATTCTTCTGGTGCCTTGCGGCCTACATTTCCTTTGTCAAAAACTAGAATAGAATCGTAGACCGACATACACTTGATGTTCTGTGTAAAATAATCTGGTGTTTTCTGACCTCTGGCATGGTCTGCATTGATTGAATCTATGAGGTCTTTGGCGACATTGTTGATAGATTCTTTTGCTTCAATACTACCGCCATGAGAATCCCAATATGCAGCGTGAGTATCTTCAATAAAGTAAATGCCATTGTCTGCTAGTTTAGGAAATAAAAATTGAAATGTTTTATTGACATGAGCAACTTGGTGTGAACCATCATCTAAAATTAAATCAAAGGCACCAAATTCATCAACCAATTCTTGTAGAAACTTTTCGTCTGTTTGGTCACCAATACGAACATGAATATTTTTATCTGCTTGCTCATGTTCTTTGCATGACGGTGTAATATCAATACCAACGATTGTGGCTTTTGGAAAATATTCACGCCACATTTCTAATGAACCACCATTGAGAACACCAATCTCTAGCATCTTAAATTCTTTATCACGCAACGATGCAAAATGTTTTTCATACACCCAAAAATAATGGGTCCATTTTGTAATTTTCTTACCTGTATTATTCACCCAATAGTCATAAAGATTCATTAATATCTCTCCGTTTCACCTGAGCCGGCTACAACACCGGCACATTTTGTTCTATCAAATTCAACAACATATCTTTTATCTAGGCACAAGTAATGTGAGTGTTCTGTGTCAATGCCATGCTGAATGACATTGTTTAAAATTGGTGGTAATGTCAGTAAATAATTATCTAGTAATGATGGGCACAAAGAATAAAATCTTGTAATATAAAGATGGTCAGTAATGTTTGTTTTTCTTTCAGGTGACATCCAAGATGGTATAGCTTTTTTGAAAACATATTTGCCATACAGATTATCATATTCTTTGATATCAAAATCATCTTCTAATATGGTTCGTGCAGAGTATTTAAATATTCGTTTTATTTCATGTATTGATTTGCTTTGTTTTAAATGAACAAGAGTAGCAAACAACATAATAATTTCAGCTTCACTTTTGCGGCCAGATGAAGCCATTGCATACACATCTGGATGTTGGTTAAACCAAAGTGCTTGGCAGTGTTCACCAATCTTCTTTTTTACATCTTCACTTATATTGTGCGGCGAACCATCAACCAAAACAACCATTGCATCAGGTACTTTTTCTTTAAGATTCTCTAGGGTTTTAATTGTTTGTAACAGCCTATCTTGTTCATTAACAACACCAATGTTAGCGTGTAAGGCCGATGTTACAATGAATAGATTTTTATCCGGAATAAAGCTCATAATTTTGTTTCATTGATTCAATCATTAACGATTCAATGTCCTTGTTTGGTTTCCAATTCAATAATTCTTCAGCCTTCTTTGTGCAACCCAATGAAAACTTTTTGACTTCGTTTTCAATTACAAAATCTTGTATTGGTTTGGCACCACCATAAAGTTCATCGTATCCTGACCAATATTTAGCAGGTGGGTCAAACTTATAATCAAATGCACCAAAAGCCTTTTTTGCATACACTACAATGTCACTCACAGAAGTCAATGTGCCAGTGCAAACATTAAAAATTTGCCTGTCAGTTCTTGGCAACACTTTCTCAATCATTGACACCACATCATCTACATGAATATAATCTCGTGGGTGGTTGCCAGATGAATAAAGTGTAATTGGTTCTTTTCTTTTTACCTGACGAACAATGTAATTCATTAGAGGCGGTGATTTGCGATGAATGTCTTGGCGTGGACCAAATACATTAAAGAATCGCAAAGTGGTAATATTCATATCATAGTTTCGTATGAATGATTGTATTGTTTCTTCCATGAGTTTCTTTGATAATGGATAAAACAATCTTGGTATCACATCTATACTTTCTTTAAACGGTGCTTCTTTTGGGTCATTGTTTTCGTAAATAGCTGAAGTGCTAGCAACAATGACATGAACACCTTTACGGCGAGCTGCGTTAAGAATATTTGCGGTGCCTCCAACATTTACATCAATACAAGTGTGTGGGTCAGTTTCGCATTGTGGCAAAGAAGTAATGGCTGCAAGATGAATAACAACATCTATTTCATGGTAATCAAAGTAATTGGCTATGAAACGATAATCTGTTCTTATATCGCCACGAATAAATTGACAGAAGAACTCACCGTTTTCTTTTAGGTTTTCTTCGTAACCATTGTTTAAATTGTCATATGCAATTACTTTATGACCAATCTGTTTCAACTTGAGTGCAAGCGTAGAACCAATGCCGCCTGCAGCACCAGTAATGAAGATATTCAAATCATATCTCCTAAATCTTCACTATCTCGTTTGATATTGACTGCAACGGCTGTAGGATATGGATTAGAGTTGGCATAATCGTTTATCAAAATGCGCTTCGTATGATGAACACCCATAATTAATTCACAATCATCAAAACCAAGTTCATCTAAAATGCTTCTTGTCAACTTACGATGTTTTTCTAAGCGTGATGTAGTAAAAATAATCTTACAACCAGATTTCTTTTTACTCAATAAAGCTGCCACATTATCCCATAATGGTTCTGTTTCTGTGTAATAATCCCATTTAGATTTAATAATAGTGCCATCAATATCACAGAAATAAGTTGGCTTGTTGTTGAAGTCAAACCAATCTTCTGCGGTGCCAACATCAATAAAGTTTTCTACCTCACTTTCAAAGAATATTGTGTTCTGTGAAATCATATAATCTACAATATTAGATACAAAGATTTCGCCTGTTGTTGATAGTTTGTCAAATGCATCAACAAAACTTTGTGCTGTTTCAAACTGATAACCACCAACACAGAAATGGTCGCTTACAACTTTCTTTTCAACAACAGAGTTGATAATTCCTTGGTCATTTGTAAGAGTATAACTTTTAGCACCGGCAGTTCGTATGCGTGGGTGCTTTGATAGTTTGGCAATATAAATTACATTCCCATCTTGTTCGTGTGTCTTATAAAATCCATCACAATCTTTGATTAATAGTTGTGATAATGGATTTACACGACCTCTTTTGATAGCTTGATAAACGGTATCAGCTGGGCCTCTTGTTAATTTGTCCAAAACAACAATGTCTACTTTACCACCAAATGCCTCTTCTAATTTTTTGCGAGCCATGTATTTTTCATCATGCTCTTTAAGTATTACAATTGTGACACGGTGTTTATCAATATAATGTTCCGCTGCATTTTCAACCATCAGGCGACCAGCATAATCAGTCAACAGATATTTTGGCCTCATATTGGGAAACCGTGACGAGGCACCTGCACAAGGAATAATTACTTCCATAATTTTCTTATCTCACTTTCAACAAATAACTTATCATCATCAAAATATGTGTATGGTAAAACACGCATGAGCATGAGTATCAACAGATAATCGTTCATACTACTTTCAAATGGCTTGATGGCATCTTCTATTACTTTAAGCTTAGAATCAAAATAAAAGTTTTCTTTGCGAACAAACCATTTACAAGTAATGTCTTGGCGAAGTTTTGCTAAATCAAAAACATACGAATCATATTCTGTGGTCAATGGGTCAATCAATACAAAGCCATCTTTTAAATCATATAGAATGTTATCTAATGTAAAATCGCCATGATATTCGGATGATGGTAAAGTTTTTGGCAGTTTAGCATATAACTCACCGGCTGTAAATGGCAATTCATATCTTGTCCATGGAAATACAGATAACTTTTGGTCATAGATATATGAGTAATCTTTTTCTATTACTTCTTTTGACAATGTAGCAATTGTTTGTGTGATGAATTGTGCTAGCTTTGTTACATCGTGTGATGACAAATAAGTTCGCATATCTTCATGTTGAATATATTCCATGTCATATGAATCACCATAAACTTCTAATAGTTTTGGAATAGGCAAATTAAGGCGAGATAGAGCATCATATCTCTCCAGATTGCGGCCAACGCCGCCAGTTTTACGAACAAAAACACCGTTGTTTTTTTGTATCAATTCAACTTTACTCATTGAATGACCTTTCAGTTGTCTTATTACTTTTGCCAAGATTCAAAATCTTCTCTCAACAGGCTATGCCAGGTGCCATTGTGTGGGCCTGGAGGAAATGGATGATTAGGATTGAAGTATACTAGATTTTCACCAACTAAATCTTTTTCTTTCCAGTTCGCTGACATCATTTCTTCACCAATCATAATCGTTCCATTATCGTAAAACTTATCAATTTGATTGAAGCAGTCCGCATACTTGTTCATGTTTTCTTGTGAAGAGAAAGCAAACTGGTCATTACCAAAATCTCTTTGCGGTGTCATACGGCAATTTGGTATGTAAAGCTTTGTATTGTCTAATTCTGCAAAAGGTATGACAACATTCAATGCAAAATCGTAACGAGAGCGAATAACCCAATCATACTTTTCTTCCCATGATTGACACAACTCATTTGCTTTCATTAAAGAGTATGTAAGATTCCATGCTGCACGAGCTGGGTCTTTTACTTTCCAATTTGGTTGTGGCGGTGGAACCCTGGTGTATTTTGATAAATCATTTGTCAGAGGCTTTTCTACCATTGTAGCAATTGCTTGATACAGTTCAACTTCTTCTATGCCTGGTGCTTCCCAAACATGGCAAAAAACATCTACATCATAATGGTCTAGTAGATTCTTCTTGTGATATTCATAACCTTGTTTGACACATCTTGGTTGCCCACTTAAACATAATGCAATTTTCATCTTAACCACCTGTCATTTGCCAAAGTCCAATTTACAACTTGTTCAATTCTTTCACTCAATGCTATTTGTGGTTTCCATCCTAAAGATTCCATGTAATCACCACTCAATGAATATCTTAAATCATGGCCTGGCCTTGCAGAGTGAAAATCATTCATTTGATAGTGTAATTCTTTTCCTTGCACTTTAGCAATCATCTGTGCAAGTGTAAGATTATCAATCTCTTCAGGCCCAACAAGATTAAACTTAGGGCATTTTGCGCCACCGTAATCAATCTCAAATGGTCCTTTAAGATTTAAAATATGCAATAGACCATCTGCCACATCTTTTGCGTGAATGTAATGTCGTGATCCAGCTTTTGTTTTGCTTGGGTCAGAATGAATCATAATTGTGTCGCCTGAATGAACACGGCGAATACAAAGTGGAATATATTTCTCTGGATGCTGGCGCTCACCGAACACATTCATTGTATGTGTAATATAAAGTGGCATACGATATGTGTTTTCAAATGCTACACAAATTTCCTCAGCGGCAGCTTTAGATGCTGAGTATGGATTGGTCGCATTGTAACGGTCACGCTCTTTATAATACACACCAGCTGGTGCAGGACCAAAAACTTCATCAGTAGAAAAATATACAAAACGCTCCAGATTACGAAGATTACGAGCGTAGTTAAGCAAGTTTGTGGTGCCGACCACATTGTCCATTACAAACTCCATTGGATATTCAATAGAGCGGTCAACATGAGAACCGGCCGCAAGGTGCAGAACAATGTTTACATCGCCTAGCAAACTTACAATTTGTGGATTTAATTCTGCTCGCAAATCATGGAACACAACATTTACTCGCTTACGCCAAGCTGGTGGCATTACTGACACCACTTCATATAAACGATTTAAATTACCAGAAAAATCCAATCGGTCAAGTGATACAATCTCCCAATCAGTTCTCTCTAACAAAACTTCAATTAAATGATGTGCAATAAAACCTGCACCACCTGTTACTAATACTTTCTTAGCCATATTTTGCCTCAATCAGTTCACGCCATTGTGGTACTCTATCATATTGATGAACAATTGTAAAGGGTATACCGGTAGAAGTTACAACCTCACCATTTTCCATTTTTGGTTCTGCCTCAACTAGCATTGGTCTAAATTGCTCAATTTTACTTGGGTCTGCTGTGGTGCCAAGTTGTGCGGCCCAAGCATCTTCTGACCGTAGGTAAACAGATGCTTTACGAAACCATGTGCTTTGAATCATAAAATTAAATGTAGATTGGTCACAAATAGGAATTGGGCGACCAATTGCTGCAGCAAAGATATTAATAAACAAATCTTTCATAGCTTGACCTGTGCCTGCAAGAACACCTACATTATAGATTTCGTTTTTCTTATATTGGTCATAGATGTAATTACCATATGTTTGCATAAGGTTTTCATTTCCCCATGGTTCATCCACATATCTTAATGATTCTGAAGCAAACATCAATTCTTTTTCATCATTCAATGTTTTTTCAATGTAATCAAATGGGTTACGCTGAAACACCACATCTTTTACATCAGTCGTAACAACATAACGATACTCTCGCTTCTCTAAAAAAGCGTGCATATGTAAGAAACGCTCAACATGAACAGGAATACCAGATTGCCAAACAAGATTACCATTGGCATCTTGTCTAGCGCCAACTACAATAAAACCAGCATCGTGGACTTTTTTTACTGTGTCTTTATCACAGTTGAGGAGAACCAAGACCTTATCGCCTTGGAATCCTGATTGATTGATTGAGTTAACCCAATACTTTAGTTTTGACCAATCATAGTTGGTGCTAGTGCCGATAATCAAATCTTTCATAATAAACCTCAGAGTTATATTTTACTTATGCTTCTTAAAATCCTTAAATCGTTTTATTTCTTGGCCTGGTGTAGCGTGTTGATAATTTCGCCGTAATGTATCTGTTCCCCACTGGCCGGCGCCAGCAACAGGCAATATATCTGGCTTAACTTCTTCTTTTACACTCTTATGCAATTTAACGCCAGTCACTTGTTGAATGTGTTGCCAAGCTTTACTGCCTTCTTTATTCTTTATATGTTGTTGAAGCTTACGCTTTTGTTCTGCATTGGCTTTTTGGTGAAACTTCATAAGTTCTATCATACCAATATTGCCAACATATGCAGCTTCATCTACTTTGCTTTTAAACATTATCCCCTCGTCAAAGTAAGAATCTTCTGCATTTGTTTTTCTAAAATTGGCCCACGATTTGGCCAATGAATGTATGGTTGACCAGCAGATTTATAAAGATTGGTGAGAAATGGCATGATAATCTTTTCTACTTGTTGTAGACGAGCCTTATACTCTTCTACTGTTTCATCTTTCTCTGCAATAACAGCTTGATACTCGGCTTCATCAACTGTGGTGAAACCAAAGTCATCTTCTCCGTATTCTGCTAATATTTTACTAATATCGTATGCCATTTATTTGACCTTTTCTATTTTTTGTATTTCTTCATATGGCCATAAGTTATTATAGTAGTGATACTTTACTGTATTTTTGTTATAACCATTATTATCACACCATAAAGCCAAATTTTCAATAATTATTGTTTTATTATTTTTTGTTATCTTCCAACTACGAGTCATTGGGCTATTTCTTTTTCCTTTCCAAGGACTTTTTTGAACTCCAATTTTTCCTTTATTCCAAGGAATTTTACCTTTTAAAGATTCTGATAAATTTTGAGAATGTTTTTTAGTTCTTGGCATTTTAGGTTTTCTCATCTTTTGTTTAGTTTCTTCTGTGAGATTCCATTTATTGCCTAATTGATTAGGAGGTTTATTTCCACCGGGTGTCATGTTATATTCACAATTTAATAGTTTTATAAAATGATCCTCTTTTTCTAAAGCATTTTTGCCTTCATATAAAATACAATAATCAAAATTTTCTTTTCCGTATTTTTTTATTGCTTTATGAATAGCATAACCTGATTTGTGTGAAGATGGAGCAAAGTGTTCGTTTATTCTTTCCTCTATCGGCCTTGTTGTGTAACCAATATATTTTTTACCATTAATTCTGTTAGTTATACAGTATATTTTATCCATACTGGTATTTATAATATTTCAAACTTCAACGCATCAACCAGACCAATTTTTTGCAGCATTAAAATTTGCTTGACTGAATTCTAGTCGGTCAACTAATTTTACAGCTCCACCAGTTAATTTTGAAACAGCCACAAATCCTTCAGGCGCTGTTACTTTAAATCCAGAATCCGTTTTCACAAATGTGCCAATTGATTTGACTGTTTCTAATTTACGAACAATCATTAACTTGGCATCAACCAATAAATTCTGTAAATCAAAAATGAATCGTAATTGTGCTGCATTTTGCCGAAAGAACCGCATGATTTCGGTCTTTGCAGCAATGCGTTTTCTTTTTGTTTCTTCTTTCTTTACATCTGCAATATCTTTATTTAGCTTAGCCTCAACCCAACGAATCAGTTCTAGTGTATGTTGATTTGTATTCGTAATCTTCTTACCTTCACGCACTTTAGCATTATTAAATGTTTTGATATAAGTTTTAATTACTTCATTTGTAGAAATACGGTTCAGAGTTGCAGAGCTTATACTTTGAAATGTGCGGCCTGCCAATGAAAGAACCATTGTCAATTGTTTCGTTTCTTCTTCTGTAAATGTGGCAGAACCAGAAGTATCAACAAATGACGCATCACGAAACCAAACATCTTTTGTGGTTGATAACTTACCAATATCCACATTAAAAGAAGCCTTCATATCTTGCATCTTTTTGCCAGTATATGATGTATGAAACACAATACCAATGTGAGCACTTAACATAGATTGTGCTAATTTTGTATCAGATGGCACCGCATAAACAATGGTGTTTGGTTGAAAGGTGATATACGATTCGCCATCAATTGTTTTTGTATCAATGTCGCCTTTTGTAAACATCATGTCACCTTGTAGAATGCCTTTGATGCCTAGTTTTGGCAAATAACGAAGTGCTACTTTTAATTTTTGATTCAGACCTTCAGCAGGATGATTCTCGTCAATGTCATCGTCTGTATAATTTAATTTTGGATTTACATTGAACACACCTTTGGTGCCAACAAAGAATTTACCATTCTCTGGATTAATCCCAGCAAAAATCGCAGGTGCACCATCCCATTTTGTTGTGACATTTACTTTGCTATCAGAGTTACCTGCTAGCATATTGCGAAGTGATTGTAGAAAGTTGATGGCTGACCGAGCGCCAACAACGCCATCATTCAGAACTTCATCCTCAATATGTTCAGTCACTCAAGGTGAACATTCTTGCCATCTTTTGTTTCGGCAAGAAGAACACCTTGATTTTCCTCCTCTAAATAATTTTTAAAATTAAACATAAGAAATTTTTAAGTTATACTTTTTAGATTTTGTGAAATTCATTTCTTTACACCACGATATAACAATTTAAGTCCCACAAAAGAACCTAATTTGCCTTTTGGTTTTGCTCTTCTAAATTCTGAATCACTACGAATCGTCATCAACAATGTTATCTTATCTTTACCAGCATACAAATCAATAAACCATTCTTGCACAGATTGTTTATTTAAATAAGCGTAAGCTTTGGTTAATCTTGGTAAAAAATCTACCAGAGGGTCTCCTGCTAATTCATATTTTGTTCTAATAGCTTTAACTAATACTAGAGGTATTTCTACATCTCTTCGCTCTAATCTAAACTCTTGCGATATCCATTCTGTTGTTGCTTTTAAATCTTTGTTAATTACCTTACACAATTTTTCACGACATATTTTATTCATCACACCATATAGTTCATCAAATCTTTTTGGATCAGCCTCAAAAAAATCAATGAGTTTTTCAATCATCATTGGATGAATTTTTGTAGAATCTTTCGCACCTTGCAACACATAGTAGTTATCTTTTGTTACTGTTTTTTTAGGAAGACCAGGAACTTTAGAGTAAACATTGTCCCAAAGTTCCTGTTTCAATTCATCCATTGCCTTTGGTGATGATTTTTTCCACATTGGTTTTGTTAATGTGGTTTTAACATAACTATTTAATTTTGGCTCAGAAGATTTTTCTGAACCGGCCTTCAATGATACACCAGCAATTTTTGGTGTTAATTGTTTATTTTTAAAGAAAACAAAAATGTCACCAGCGTGATTGCTGGGAACACCAGCAGGTTTTTCTCTGTAACCCCAAATGACCTTTTCAATTGTTCTTATTTTATTTGTATCAAATAAAAACTTTGTAATCGCAAATGCGTTTTGTATTTTTTCGGCTTTCATATCAGGCCGAATCCTATCTTTGAGAATGATGAATTCTTTACCTGCTTTTATATTGTTGGCGTTTACAAAAGTTTTTTTAGATTTATCTGAATTTAAATTAAGGCCATTAATAAAGTTTTCTAAATCTTCGGGAGTTTTAGGGTTATAACCGTTATTAAAACACAATGCCGGAAATAATTCCGTTATTGTAGAGTTTACAGTTGTTTGTTCACCGCCAGACAAATACTTTATTGCCATTTAAATCTCCGTAATCTTGTATTTATCCTACCATGACTAACGAATAATGTCAATCTCTTTGTCGCCTGTCCATACTTCTATTTCTGTCCTCAATCGGTTTTCTGTCTGAAGTGTTGTAAATCTACTACAAGCCTTCTTT